AGCTATGCGTAACGTGGGGGAACACTTTAAGTTCCGTTGCCGTCTGGACACAGAAGGTAAGATGGGTCCGAACTGGGCCGTATGTCACTAATAATAAAGGAGATTTACCATGGCTATTACCAAGCGTTTTAAAGTGACCTTTGAGGTTACTAGCGTCATTGACAGTGAGTCCGAGAAGAACCTGAGCGAGACCGTTCTGCGTATCGCGCAGATGGTTTCCAAGGGCCAGAAGGTTGACAACTTCAAGCTGGGTTTACTTGAGGCCGCACTCACTGGTGGACCAGACGAAGCGGCTGCGTACTGCATCCGACATGGTCTGCGCTCAATGGTCAAAGAGGCCCATGACGACCTTTCGTTTAACGAGAAGAAACTTATGCGCTTCTCCCCAGCAATCGTGAGGGTGACCAAGTGAGCGAGTACCTAAAAGTTCTGGCGGCCCTCAAGGGCTGCCCTAAGTCCTTCCAGTCGAACTACGTTCGCAACAACGCTGCGTTAGTCGCTGAGGCTGCGAGCCGTGGTCACATTTCGTGCCTGACCATGAGTGGTCGTAACGGTGGCGCTTGGGAAATTACCAGTGCCGGAGTGAAATTCCTTAAGACCCACGGAGGTTGCTTATGAAAGACTTCTTAGGAAATACCATAGAGATTGGAGACACCATTGTCTACGCAGACACTGGGGGTAGGGGTGGCTCATCCGCTCTGTACAAAACCGTTGTCACTAAGATGACTGAGAAGCAGGTGTTGGTCTCCGAATCTTCGTGGTCAAAACTGTGGCGTCCGTTCAACCGGGTCGTGGTTGTTGCCAAGGGAGGTGGCCAGTGAGCAAACACACATTGTTATCCTTCAGTGACTACCGAGCAACCCAGAAGATTGCCAAGGGTGTCCTTGTGATGGATGGTGACTGGCTGGTATTCCAAGCCATGAGTGCCGCTGAGTTCGATGCCTCGTGGGAGGAAGAGATTTGGCACCGTTGCTGCGACCACGCTAAGGCCCGCGAGATTCTGGAGAACTCCATCGAGTCCTACAAGGGCCGCAAGAAGGCATGGAAGAATGCCGACGTTATCCTAGCGTTCACCGACCGTGTCAACTGGCGCAAGCTGCTGGTGGACCCAACGTACAAAGAGAACCGAGCAGTCGTCAAGAAACCTGTGGGTTACTTCGAGTTCCTTGAGTACGTCTTTGAGACCTACACGTGCGTCCTTGAGCCTCAACTCGAAGGCGATGACGTGATGGGTATCATTGGGTCTAACCCTCTCGTGTACAACTACGAGAAGGCCGTGCTGGTCTCCTGCGACAAGGACTTTAAGACCGTCCCGGACTGCGACTTCCTGTGGTGTACGACTGGTAACATCCTCGTTCAGACTCAGGAGACAGCCGACTACTGGCACCTCTTCCAGACTATCAAAGGTGACATCACCGATGGTTATGGTGGCATCCCCGGATGGGGAGATACCGCTGAGGACTTCCTCAAGGAACCCTTCATTGTGGAGCCTGTAACGTCCGTGCTGAAGTCCGGTAAGAACAAGGGCCAAGAGGTAACCAAGTGGGTGAAACGCGCTCCTGAGCCGGGAGAGACGCTCTGGGACTGCATTAAGTCCATTGGTGCCAAAGCAGGGATGACCGCAGCGGAAGTAATCAAGCAGGGCCAGATGGCTCGCATCCTCCGTTCTGATGAGTACAACATCGAGACTGGGGAGATTACTCTATGGCAACCGGGCAGCTGATTCTCATCGTCCTGACCATGGGCTTAATTGCTCGTGGTCTCTGGATGTTGGCCTTGATTATCAAGCAGATAGTCGAGCATAAAGTAGAGTGATAAACTCATGGGCACAATTAGGACCCACTATAGGGAAGTGCCCATTATGATTATTACTTAAAGATTACTTAAAGAGGAGACTCAAATGTTAAAACCTATAGAGCACATCCTTAACAATCCTAATGACCTTCCTGACGTACCGCGAGCTGTCAAGGAGTACCTACAGTCTCGCTTCAATGCTGACTTCCTGTATCAGTCAGAGGTCCGTAAGCTGCGTGAGGCTGGCCACAGCGAGGAGTTCATCTCCGGGGTACTGTATGGTCACTACATGGCTTCTCGTGTCCTTGACGAGATGGATGGCCGTCAGCGTGCACTCAAAGAAGGAGATTGATTATGTGTTTCTCACCTAAGATGAAAGCACCTAAGGTCGACACAACGACTGTCCCTGAGCCAGCGCCACTAACGGAGGAACCTAAGGGTATCCAGTACGGTGGCGACGAGGACTCAAACAGCACCACTCCTGAGGTGTCAGGGCGTAAGTCACTCAAGGTGACCAAGACGACCGAGCCTACAGGGTCAGTCAGTAAAATCCGTAAGTCAGCTTTAGGAGGCTAACATGGGACTGTTCAAGAAAATCAAGAAGGCTATCTCCAAGGTAGTCAAGGCACCACTCAAGGCCGTTGGTCTGGCAGCAGATGCACCTAACGTGCAGGCAGCCGCTGAGACACCTGTGGCCGCACCTCAGGAGGCCCCGAAAGAGGTCGTGGAGGACGTTGAGTCTTCAGCAGACACCGAGTCTGGTAAGAAGAAATCCCGAGCGTCTGGCAAGAAGTCCCTCTCAGTTTCCCGCAGCTCAGGCGGTGGGATTAACTTATGATTGGTTACGGGGAGGGCTAACAAATGGCAGAAGTTAAACTCGAAGGCTTCGCAGAGGAGGGAGCCAAGGCGGTATACGACCGTCTGAAGAACGACCGACAACCCTACGAGACACGAGCAGAGTCCTGTGCTCAGTACACAATTCCCTCACTGTTCCCTAAGGACTCTGATAACGCATCAACCGATTACACGACTCCGTGGCAATCCGTAGGTGCTCGCGGCCTTAACAACCTAGCGTCCAAGCTGATGCTGGCCCTGTTCCCGATGCAGTCATGGATGAAGTTGACCATTAGCGAATACGAAGCGAAGAACCTTCTGGGTGACGCTGAGGGTCTCGCTAAGGTCGATGAGGGCCTCTCAATGGTAGAGCGCATCATCATGAACTACATCGAGTCCAACAGTTACCGAGTGACTCTCTTTGAGTGCTTGAAGCAACTGTGTGTGGCCGGGAACGCGCTGCTGTACTTACCGGAGCCTGAGGGTTATACCCCGATGAAGCTATATCGTCTGAACTCGTATGTGGTCCAGCGAGACGCTTTCGGTAACGTACTCCAGATTGTCACTCTCGACAAGATTGCGTTCAACGCTCTCCCTGAGGATGTCCGCGGTCAAGTGGAAGCAGCCCAAGGTGAGCAGAAGGAAGACGCTGAGATTGACGTCTACACCCACGTGTACCTTAACGAAGCCGGGGATGGCTACTCGAAGTACGAAGAGGTTGCCGAAGAGGTAGTTCCGGGCAGTGAAGCCGAGTACCCGCTCGAAGAGTGTCCGTACATTCCAGTACGTATGGTCCGCATCGACGGTGAATCCTACGGTCGTTCCTACGTGGAAGAGTATCTGGGCGACCTCAAGTCCCTAGAGAACCTCCAAGAGTCCATCGTGAAGATGGCCATGATTACCGCTAAGGTTATCGGTCTGGTAGACCCAGCGGGCATCACTCAGGTCCGCCGACTCACGGCAGCACAGTCTGGTGCGTTCGTACCGGGCCGTAAGCAGGACATTGAGTTCCTCCAGCTGGAGAAGTCAGGTGACTTTACCGTAGCGAAGAACGTAAGCGACACCATTGAGGCTCGCCTCTCGTATGCCTTTATGCTCAACAGTGCGGTCCAACGTACAGGCGAGCGTGTCACAGCTGAAGAGATTCGGTACGTGGCGTCAGAGCTGGAAGATACCCTTGGTGGTGTCTACTCGATTCTCTCACAGGAACTCCAGCTGCCTCTGGTAAGAGTGCTCTTGAAGCAACTACAAGCCACGCAGCAAATCCCGGAGTTACCTAAAGAGGCCGTCGAGCCAACTATCAGCACTGGCCTTGAGGCTATCGGACGTGGTCAGGACCTTGACAAGCTGGAGCGGTGTATTGCCGCATGGTCAGCCCTTAAGGCCCTCGAAGGTGACGACGACCTCAACTTGGCTAACCTCAAGTTACGCATCGCTAACGCTATCGGACTCGACACAGCTGGTATGCTTCTCACTCAGGAGCAGAAGAACGCCCTTATGGCACAGCAAGGTGCTCAGATTGCTACACAGCAAGGTGCCGCAGCGTTGGGTCAGGGGATGGCCGCACAGGCTACTTCAAGTCCTGAGGCGATGGCCGCAGCGGCTGATTCAGTCGGTATGCAACCGGGCATGTAATTAGGGCACACTATAGGGAGACACATCCAGATTGAATGAGGTCTGGTCAGAAGGTTCGAGTCCTTCGTGTTTCCCTCTTAGTCTTAACTTTAAGGAGATTGAAATGGCTGGCGAATCTAACGCAGACGTATACGCATCCTTTGGTGTCAACAGTGCTGTATTGACTGGTAGTACACCTGAGGAGCACCAAGAAAACATGTTGGCTCTTGATGTTGCTGCCCGTGATGGCGATGATGCAATCGAGCTGAACACAAACAGTGATGACCCGTATGGCTCCGATGTGGACCCGTTCGGTGAACCTGAAGAGGGCCGTATGCAGGTCCGTATCTCCGCTGACGGTTCAGACGAACAGGATGGCGAAGAGGGTCAGGGCGACGAAGAACAGCAGGGCGACGAAGAGGGTCAGTCGGAGGAAGTAACCGACAATGGTGAACCTGAAGAGTTCAAACCGATTGGTGAAACTCCGGCTGGCATAAACGAAGCCTCTCAGCAGCTGGAAGAACACGAAGCTGGCTTTAACGACATGGTTGCTACTGCAATCGAACGCGGTCTCTCACAGGATGCTGTGACCCGTATTCAGCAGGAGTACCAGAACGAAGACCGCTTGTCCGATGAGTCCTACAAAGAGTTGGCCGAAGCTGGCTACAGCAAGGCGTTCGTCGATGCGTACATTCGCGGTCAGGAAGCTCTGGTCAACCAGTACGTAGAGAAAGTGATGGACTTCGTGGGAGGCCGTGAGCGCTTCCAGCAGGTCTACAGTCACATGCAGACCAATAACCCTGAGGGTGCCGAGGCGCTCATCAAGGCTTTTGAGTCTCGTGATGTAGCCACCATGAAGACGATTCTGAACCTAGCGGGACAGTCTCGTGATAAAACCTTTGGTAAGAAAGCTGAGCGCTCTATTGCCAAGCGTGCAACCCCAGCGAAACCTGTGGCCCGTAAGGCTGAAGGCTTCGAGTCTCAAGCTGAGATGATTAAAGCGATGTCCGACCCGCGCTACCGCACTGACTCTAAGTATCGTCGTGAGGTGGAACAGAAGGTTATCGACTCTAAGTTTTAATTAGGGCCCACTATAGGGAGACCGCGCATTCACATAAAGTGGTCGCATCCGTCTCCCTTCGAGTTACACAATGAGTATCACCTCGTTTCAAGTAGTACCTCAAAACATTTCGTATAAACAACATAAGGAGATTCAACATGGTTAACATGCAAGGTGGACAGCAGCTCGGTACTAACCAAGGTAAAGGTCAATCCGCAGCAGACAAGCTGGCGCTATTCCTGAAAGTATTCGGCGGTGAAGTCCTGACCGCATTCGCTCGCACCTCTGTGACCTCTAACCGTCACATGCAGCGTCAAATCAGCTCCGGTAAGTCCGCACAGTTCCCTGTGATTGGTCGCACCAAGGCTGCTTACCTGCAACCGGGCGAGTCTCTGGATGACAAACGTAAAGACATCAAGCACACCGAGAAGACCATTAACATTGATGGCCTGCTGACTGCTGACGTTCTGATCTACGACATCGAAGACGCGATGAACCACTATGACGTTCGCTCAGAGTACACCTCTCAGATTGGTGAGTCTCTGGCGATGGCAGCTGACGGTGCGGTACTGGCCGAGCTGGCTGGTCTGGTTAACCTCGCTGAATCCGTCAACGAGAACATCGCTGGTCTGGGCAAACCGTCACTGCTGGAAGTTGGCCTGAAAGCCGATCTGACTGACCCGGTCAAACTGGGCCAAGCGGTTATCGCTCAGCTGACCATTGCTCGTGCGGCTCTGACCAAGAACTACGTCCCGGCTAACGACCGTACGTTCTACACCACCCCGGACGTGTACTCTGCGATTCTGGCGGCTCTGATGCCTAACGCTGCGAACTATGCGGCTCTGATTGACCCTGAGCGTGGTTCTATCCGTAACGTGATGGGCTTCGAAGTCGTCGAGGTTCCGCACCTGACTGCTGGTGGTGCTGGTGATGACCGCCCGGATGAAGGCGCAGAAGCGACCAACCAGAAGCACGCCTTCCCGGAAACTGGCGGTAAAGTCAGCAAAGAGAACGTTGTGGGCCTGTTCCAGCACCGTTCCGCTGTTGGTACCGTTAAGCTGAAAGATCTGGCTCTGGAACGTGCTCGTCGTACCGAGTATCAGGCTGACCAGATTGTCGCTAAGTACGCGATGGGTCACGGCGGCCTGCGTCCAGAATCTGCTGGTGCGCTGGTTTTCAAGGCGGCCTCAGCGTAAATACCTTTAGTGCTCGGATGGTAACCCCGTCTGAGTATGAGGTGCAGACTGTAGCTATTAATGGTGATTCGCTTAAGGTAGCACTAGATGGGCTGGAAGGAGTAACGGATTGGTCAAGCCTTGAGGTAACCTATGGTACTTCAGGGATTGCCAGCCACACTCGCCGTACCAACACACTGTACTTCAAAGGAATCGCTGTAGGCGAAACTCTAGTGACTGTCAGCTTTGACGGGTCTGAAATGAAGTCCTTTAAGCTGGTCGTGACTAACTAATAAGCCAAACCCCTTGGGGACCACTCACGGTCTCTGAGGGGTTTTTTCGTTAGGAGCTTACAATATGAACATGCAAGATGCTTACTTTGGGTCTGCCGCTGAGCTGGATGCTATCAACGAGATGCTCGCAGCTATCGGTGAATCCCCGGTGACAACCCTTGACGAAGATGGTAGCGCAGACGTAGCGAACGCTCGTCGTATCCTCAACAGGATTAACCGCCAGATTCAGTCTAAAGGTTGGGCCTTCAACATCAACGAGTCGGCCACACTGACCCCAGATGCAGACACCGGGCTTATCCCATTCCGGCCAGCCTACCTGTCCATCCTTGGTGGCCAGTATGTCAACCGTGGTGGTTGGGTGTACGACAAGTCCACAGGGACAGATACCTTCTCTGGGGCAATCACGGTGACCCTAATCACACTTCAGGACTACGACGAGATGCCTGAGTGTTTCCGCCAGTGGATTGTCACCAAGGCAAGCCGTCAGTTCAACTCTCGGTTCTTCGGAGCGGAGGACGTAGAGAACTCTCTGGCACAGGAAGAGATGGAAGCACGTATGACGTGCAACGAGTACGAGATGGACTTCGGGCAATACAATATGATTGATGGCGATAGCTTTGTTGGTGGAATCATCGGGCGTTAATCATCAACCGCATAAGGAGGGCCAAATGGCCAATAAACGAAAGCCGATTGTCAACGGGGAGAAGGAGTGCTCTAAGTGCTCCGAGTGGAAGCCCTTATCAGAGTATGGTAAGTCCTCTGGACGCCCAAGCGGACAATCACAGTGCAAGGACTGCAGAAAGTCAGGTAAGCGTGGGAAACCTACCAGCGCCCAGTGTAGGGCAAGTCACCGGGAGTGGATACTCAAGAACACCTACGGAATCACTTCAGAGGAGTTTGGCCGAATGCTTGAGGAGCAGGGCGGTGTCTGTAGGATTTGCCATAAGGGGCCAAGTGGTCGGTTTAAGCACCTTTGCGTAGACCACTGCCACACAACCGGGAAGGTCCGAGGACTTCTTTGTCACGCCTGTAACAAATCCCTAGGGTTTCTTGAAGACGACCCAGCGAGGATTAAACGTCTAATTGATTATTTGGGAGGAGCATCATGAGTCTCGTGAGCCAAAGCATAAAGAACCTCAAGGGAGGCATTAGCCAGCAGCCTGAAATCTTGCGGTACCCAGAGCAGGGTTCGCTTCAGGTCAACGGTTGGTCCTCCGAGACTGAGGGTCTCCAGAAGCGACCACCTATGGTGTTCATCAAGTCCCTTGGCCCTCGTGGCTACTTGGGTGAAGACCCGTACATTCACCTCATAAACCGAGATGAGTACGAGCAGTATTACGCTGTGTTCACAGGGAATGACGTTCGGGTATTCGACCTGTCCGGCTATGAGTATCAGGTCCGTGGCGACCGCTCTTACGTGACCGTCAATAACCCTAAGGATAACTTGCGGATGGTCACTGTGGCCGACTACACGTTCATCGTGAACCGTACTAGACAGGTCCGTGAGAGTCAGAACTTGACCAACGGTGGTACCTTCAGGGATAACGTGGACGCCCTCATTAACGTTCGCGGTGGTCAGTACGGGCGAAAGCTCGAAGTGAACATTAACGGCGTGTGGGTTAGCCACCAGCTCCCTCCGGGTGACAACGCTAAGGAAGACCCGCCTAAGGTGGACGCACAGGCTATCGCTGAAGCCATAGCGACTCTTCTCAGAACGGCACACCCTACGTGGACGTTCAACGTGGGAACAGGGTTCATCCACTGCATCGCTCCCGCAGATACCACCATTGACATCTTGGAGACGAAGGATGGCTATGCGGACCAGCTGATTAACCCAGTGACCCACTACGTCCAGAGCTTCTCTAAGTTACCTCTGAACGCACCAGATGGGTACATGGTGAAGATTGTCGGGGACACCTCCAAGACCGCCGACCAGTATTACGTTAAGTATGACAAGAGTCAGAAGGTCTGGAAGGAGACTGTTGGATGGAACATCTCGATAGGGCTGGATTACACCACTATGCCTTGGACCTTAGTTCGAGCAGCTGATGGTAACTTTGACCTCGGGTATCACGCTTGGACTGACCGTCGTGCTGGTGACGATGATACCAACCCACAGCCATCCTTTGTGAACTCGACGATAACTGATGTGTTCTTCTTCAGGAACCGCTTAGGGTTCATCTCTGGGGAGAACATCGTGCTGTCCCGCACCAGTAAATACTTTGAGTTCTACCCGCCGTCAGTGGCCAACTACACGGACGATGACCCGCTGGATGTTGCCGTTAGTCATAACCGTGTGTCGGTCCTCAAGTACGCTGTGAGCTTCGCTGAGGAGCTTCTGCTGTGGTCCGATGAGGCACAGTTCGTCCTGTCGGCCAACGGTGTGTTATCCGCTAAGACTGCACAACTGGACCTGACCACTCAGTTCGATGTGTCAGACCGTGCGCGTCCTTACGGCATTGGCAGGAACATCTACTATGCTTCCCCTCGCAGCTCCTTTACGTCCATCATGCGCTACTACGCGGTACAGGATGTAAGCTCCGTGAAGAACGCAGAGGACATGACAGCGCACGTACCGAACTACATCCCGAACGGTGTGTACAGCATCAATGGGTCTGGTACGGAGAACTTCGCGTGTGTGTTGACAAAGGGTGCCCCTAGTAAGGTGTTCATCTACAAGTTCCTCTACATGGATGAGGACATCCGCCAGCAGTCGTGGTCCCACTGGGACTTCGGAGACGGTGTGGAGGTGATGGCCGCAAACTGCATCAACTCAACGATGTACATGTTGATGCGCAACGCCTACAACGTGTGGATAGCTGCGGTGGACTTTAAGAAGGAGTCGACTGACTTCCCGTTCGAGCCTTACAGGTTCCACGTGGATGCCAAGCGGTCATACCACATCTCAGAGACTGCGTATGACATCGAGACCAACCAGACGGTAGTGAACGTCAAGGACATCTACGGTGCATCGTTCTCCAAGGGTACGGTGGCAATCTGCGAGAGTGATGGTAAAATCACGGAGTATGAGCCGATGGGTGACTCTTGGGATTCGACCCCAGACATCCGCATTAGCGGTGACATCTCCGGTAAGGATATCGTCATTGGGTTCCTGTATGACTTCCAGTATGTGTTCAGTCGGTTCCTCATCAAGCAGGAGCAGAACGACGGCACAACGTCCACTGAGGACTCCGGTCGTCTACAGCTGCGCAGAGCGTGGGTGAACTATCAGAACACCGGAGCGTTCACTGTGAGCGTCGATAACGGTAGCCGTGAGTTCAACTATCTGGTAAACGCCAGAGTGGGTTCTACTGGCCTACGTCTTGGCCAGAAGGCCACGACTACTGGTCAATACCGATTCCCGGTGACTGGTAACGCCTTGTACCAGAAGGTGTCCCTGAGTTCCTTCAACGCTTCCCCGGTGTCAATCATTGGGTGTGGCTGGGAGGGTAACTACAGCAGACGCGCCAACGGTATTTAACTGAAGGAATCCTTATGGTGTGCTCAATTAGGGCACACTATAGGGAGACCACACTAAGAGGGGGACTTAAAGCATGTACATAAGAAACACTGTAAGTAATGACTTCGAGTTATTCATCCCGGCCTACCACGACGTACTTGAGGCACAGGCCATGGGCATAGAACCATCGTTCCCAGCGGCTACTGAGTGTGTCACGTTAGACCACGATGGTTTTCCTTTGGCTATAGGTGGAAACGTTGGAGACTGTTGTTGGCTTGTGACCAGTGATAAGGTTGAGAAGTTAAGCCTTAAAGCCAAGCTCAAGTTCCGTAAGCTGGTGATTGAGTATCGAGACCAAATGCTCGAACGATATGAGTCCTTATGGAATTTTGTTTATATTGAAAATGAGCCACACATTAGGTTCTTAAAGTCCATCGGTGCGGAGTTCCAAGAGGAATACACCTGCGATGGTAAGTTTCAACTATTCATCATTCGGAGGAAATCATGAAGTGCTGCTCTAAGTGCAAAGTGGAGAAACCACGGAGCGAGTTCGGAAAGGACAAGTGTAGACCAGATGGCCTATACCCTCAGTGTCGTGAGTGTAAGAGTAATGCGCACAAAGAGTCCTACCATAAGGTGGCTGCAAAGCGTCTTGAACGGAAGTACGGTATAACCTCAGAACAACGCGCCGAAATGTTTGAGGCTCAGAAGGGCTGCTGCAAGATTTGTGGTAAACATGAATCGGAGCAACGTAGGGCGCTGGCTGTAGACCATTGCCATACAACTGGTGCCGTTCGTGGTCTATTGTGTGATAACTGCAACCGAGGCATCGGGTACTTTAGGGATAACCATGAGGTACTCAAGGCCGCTATAAAGTATCTAGGAGGATAACCATATGTGCTGGATGGCAGCTATTCCTATCGCAATGACGGCGGTGCAGGCCATCGGTCAGTCACGCAATGAAGCCAAGATGATTGGCCTTCAGAATGACCAGATGCGCCGACAGTCTGCCCAGATGATTAAAGAGTCAAACATTCAGAACGCTAACGCCAGCCTTGAGCAGAAGCAGAAGCTGGAAGAAGCCAGTGCGGACCTGACCGCGAAGAATCTCGATAAGGTTCAGGCCATGGGTACAATCCGTGCGGCAATCGGAGAGGGGAACCTTGAGGGTGCCAGCATGGAACGTATCAGTCGAATCGAGGAGGGCAAGTTCATTCGGGAGGCCAACGCGGTAACCGACAACTATCGCCGAGACTATGCGTCGCTGTTCGCTCAGCAGCTGGGTAACTCTGAGTCCACTATCGACCAAGTTAAGTCCATGCAGAAAGCTGAGGGCAAAGGTAAGTCTAAGCTGGAACAGGTGCTGGACCCGCTGGCATTGATGACCTCACAAGGCGCATCCGCATATTCGTCAGGTGCGTTCGACAGTAAGGGAACCAAGGCACCAATTAGTCAGGCCCAAGGTACTAAGGTAGGAGGTAAGTAATGGCCAGTAAATTAGAACAAGCATTAAGCCAACTACCACAGGCCGGGTCTACCCGTATCCGTGGTGGCTCAGCGTCCATGCAGTATCGCCCAGTGACCATCCAACAGGAAGGGTTCCGTCAGTCCAACCTCGTGCAGTCCTTGGCGAAGTTTGGTACTGCGATGGGTGAGGCAGCGGATGCCTACGACAAGCGTCAACGGGACAAGGCCGATGAGCGGTCCGATGAGATTATTCGCAAGTTGACCCCAGAGCAGCGCCGGGAGGCAATCAAGAACGGGACCCTGCTGTATCAAGATGACCCTTACGCTATGGAGGCCCTACGGTTCAAGACTGGCCGTAACGCTGCGTTCCTCATCGACGACGAAGTGGCGCAGCGCGTTCAGAACGGTGAGTTCCGTACTCGTGCTGAGATGGAAGAGTATCGCCACAAGCGGTTGACCGAGGGTGCCAATGAGTTCGCTGAACAGTTCATGATTAACCCTGAGGACGCTGAGTTCCAGAGAGGGTTCAACGCGAACATCACCGAGCGCAACATCTCGCTGTACGGTAAGCACGATACGTTCCTGAGCGAGCAGGCCCAGAAGGGTGCCATACTGGCCTCGAAGGTTGAGCTGTCAGGTGTACTCAAAGACCCAGCCGTTCTGGCGCGCCCAGAGTCCGGTGAGTTCTTCCAGCGCTACATCGACAACGCACTTAAGACTGGGAGTATCCCTAGCGACGCTCAGGCACAGCAGGTCATCATCGGGTCCCTTAACGACGTCATTCAGCGTCCGGGTGCTACCAACTTCTTACAGAGCCTTGAGGGCCGTCAGGTAACCCTTAACGGGAAGACCACGACCTATAAGGAGCTGATGGGAGAGGAGCAGTGGAACGCACTGATGGTCAAGGCCCAGTCGACTCAGTTCGACAATGACGCCAAGTTGTCTGAAGGTTTCCGCCTTGGGATTACCAGCGCGTTGAACCAAGACGATACCAGCAAGGGCTGGGAGATGCTTCAAGGTGCCAAAGCGGAACTCGACCGTCTACAGCCCGGTGAGCAGATGACACCAGAGCGTGAGCGTTTGATTCAGGCTGAGGAGCAGATGCAGGCCCGTTTCCGTCAGGAGGCTCAAGCAGCAGCCAAGGAGATGGACAAGCGTCAGAAGACCATCAACAAGAATCAGGTCATCGACCAGCAGTTCACCAAGCGCATCAACGGTCAGTACGTGTCCACCAGCTACAAGGACATGCCGACCAACGAGAACACTGGCGAGTTCACTCACAGTGACATGGTGAACTATGCCAACGGTAAGCTGGCTGAGATTGACCAGATGCAGCTCACGGAGCAACAGAAGGACCGCATGAAGCTGAGCTACCTACGGGCAGACTCAGAGGGTGGAGCCTTCCGTACCGTTGTGGGCCAGATGGTCACCGACGCTGGGTCTGAGTGGTCTGCCGCTGTGATTAACGGTAAGTTACCGGAGGACACCACAGCGTTGAACAAACTGCGCACCATGCGTAACACCGACCCGGACCTCTTCGCTGCGCTGTACCCGGACAAGGCTGACTTGTTCCTGACGATGGACATGATGGACAAGCAGGGCATTGACCCGCAGATTCTCATCGACGCTGACCGTTCTCGCCGCAGCCTCACCAAAGAGATGCAGTATGAGGATGACAAAGCGTGGGCGTCCCTGAAGAACAACTCAGAGTCCCCAGAGCTGTCTCGCATTCCGGCCAGTCTGGATGGTATGGCCCGTAAGATTTACGACAGCGTCAAGTACCGTACAGGCAACAGCGACATGGCGATGCAGCAGACCGACAAGTTCCTCAAGGAATCCACTGTGACCTTCAAAGGTGATGACGTGGATGGTGATACCATTGGTATTATCCCGAAGAACATCCTACAGGTAAGCGATGACCCTAAGAGCTGGGAGCAGGGCCGAGACATCCTCGAAGAAGCCCGTAAGGGAATCATCGCGGCGAACCCTTGGGTGACCAACAAGCAGCTGACGATGTACCAGCAGGGTGACTCTATCTACATGATGGACACCACTGGCACTGTGCGCATCCGCTACGACAAGGCGCTACTGACTCGAACCTATCAGGAACAGCAGCAGCGACTGGCCAAGGAAGCCGAAGAGAAGGCACTGAAGGAAGCAACCAAGCGTGCACCTATCTCCGCAGCCACTCAGGCCCGTAAGGCCGCTGGTGAGCGTGTCCGTGCGAAACGTAAAGCCACTCCGAAGTTCATCTATGGAGGTGGTGACCAATAACCATTAAGGAGACAACATGAAGGACTTACTGACTAGACTAAGGGACTCCTCAACGTTAACGGAGGGTGGGTGCTGGTTGCCTAACTCTGGGGCCAAGGGATATCGCTACGTCAAAGTCGGCGGTAAGTCCTTAAGAGCACACCGTGTAGTCGCTGGAGCAGCGCCGGGAGAAGTGGTATTACACGCCTGTGATAACCCTTGGTGCTGCAACCCAGAGCACTTATCAATAGGGTCTCAGCGTGAAAATATGTTAGACATGAACACTAAGGGTCGGCACCCTTGCCGAAAACTTACCGATGATGACGTGAGGTATATCTTAGAGAGTTCAGCAAGTGGTTACTCTTTGGCGAAAGAGCTTGGAGTTGATAAGAAGACAATCTACAAAATTCGTAAAGGAGAGACATATGTCAGGTTACAATAAGAACGCACCCAGCGACTACGATGGTATCTTCCAGAAGGCAGCAGACTCCCACGGTGTTAGCTATGACCTCCTGCGTAAGTTATCGTTTAATGAATCATCTTTTAACCCCAAGGCCGTCTCTAAGACTGGCCCTAAGGGCATCATGCAGTTCACCCGCAACACGGCCCGCGCGATGGGCCTTAACGTGACCGATGGTGACGACGATGGGCGCTACAACCCTGAGTTAGCCATTGACGCTGGCGCTAAGCTGCTTGCGAGCCTCGTTAAGAAGTACAATGGGGATGAGCTTAAAGCGGCCCTAGCGTACAACCAAGGGGAAGGCCCAGCGGGTGCTCCCCAGCTCCAAGCGTACGACAAGGGAGACTTCGGGTCTATCTCGGAGGAAGGTCGTAACTACATGCGGAAGCTGCTGGACGTGGCCAAGAGTCCGAACTCCGGCGCACTGGAGGCGTTCGGTGGTATCACCCCAAAGGGTAAAGGGATTCCCGCAGAGGATGCCTTCAAGGGCATCGCTAAGGCTGGAAAGGTTGGTACAGAACTGCCGGAGTCCCATGGGTTCGACATTGAGGGTGTAGCGCAGGAAGCACCAAACACTCCATACGCTAAGGACTTCTGGGAGAAGACCGGGACTACTCTCGACGAGTATAACTCTCGGTCAACCTTCTTCGGGTTCGGGGATGCTGCTGAGGCCCAGATTCAGAACTCAACCTTTGGTGTGGCCTTCCGTGCTGCGCGTGCTGACGATGGGTACGATGTGTTCAAGGACACGATGACCCCGACTCGCTGGAACTCTTATGTTCCCTCCAAGGAAGACCTACAGAAGCTGCGAGACTCCGGGTTACCTCCGAGTTACTACGGTGTGGTGACTGGTGGTGACGGCGAGAACTGGGATGCACTCATCAAGCTGGCCAAGGATAACTTCGAGGCTGACCAACGGGCCGCTGAGGCCGGTACTGGGGCGAAACTCGCTGCTGGTATCGTTGGTGCTGGTGTGGACCCGCTCAGTTATGTACCTCTGGTCGGTGTGGTCGGAAAGGGACTCAAGGTGGTCAATAAGGCCCTGCGAGTAGGTGCACAGGCTGGAGCACTCAGTGTTGCCTCTGAGGGAATCCGTACGTCAGTAGCTGGCGGCGAAGCTCACTACGCTGATGCAGCACTTGGCGGGTTACTGTTCGGTGCTGGTATGTCGGCCCTCAGTGACGCTGTGGCTGCTGGTATCCGTAAGGCCCGTGGCGTTGAGTCTGTGAACGAGTTCGCTGGGCCAGCACTCCGTATGGAAGCCAGAGAGACTGCCATCAACACTGGTGGTCACGACACCTCGACACTACCTCCAGAGAACTTCACGTTCGAGCAGGACCACAGAGGTGTTCCGTTTGCCGACCACCCGACCGAAGAGGGCGCAGTGGTTCTGGCCAATGGTTCCATCCTGAGCGATACCAACCCGCTTAACCCGAGGACTCAACGTGACTTCGAAGAGATTGACCCAGAGCGTGCAGCTCCCGGTATCAAGCTCGGTGGGTTCACTGAGATTGGCCTGAAGACCTTAGGTTCCAAGGATGCTGGTGTACGCGCAATCGCTCAGGACCTCGTGCGCTCTCCAACGGGGATGCAATCAGGGTCTAGTGGTAAGTTCGGTGCTACCGCTTCGGATATCCACGAGCGTCTCCATGCGACAGACCAGCGGATGTACAACCAGCTGTATGACGCTGTCGACCGTGCCATGAAGGACCCAGAGTTCTCCGTGGGTGAGCAGAAGATGTCTCGTAGAGCTATCCGTCAGGAAGTCTACAAGCGTGCCGCCTTGGCGATTGAGCGCCCAGAGTTACAGGCTGATTTAACCAAAGGCGAACGTGAGGTTATGGACCTGCTGAAAGAGCACTTCGACACCAAGCGTGAACTGATGGAACAGCCGGGTATCTTCGGTAACGCTAACGCCGTGAGCATCTTCCCCGGTAGTCGACACAAGGGTACCTACGTTCCTAACGTGTACGACAGGGGTGCTAAGGAACTGATGATGCAGAAGCTGGGTGGACCTGAAGGACTCCAACAGGCAATCGCTCAGAGCTGGCTTACCAGTTACCGAGTGCGGCCTGAGGTCAAGGCACGTGTCGACGAGTACCTGATGGAACTCAACGGCTACAAGTCGGTAGACCAAGTGACACCTGAGGTAGTCCAGAAGCACGCCATGGATAAGGCGTACGGTATCAGCCACACTGAGGACTTAACGGCGTCCAGTGTCATTGATGACAACATCACAGGTCTGGTCGGTATCGAGAACAACTCGTTCCTTGAGGCCCGTAACATGTTCGACAGCGACCTCCCGGTTACATTGCCGGATGGGTCGACCTTCAGTGTCAACGACCTGAGGGATTTCGACATGGCACGGATTGTCCCAGCGTATGACCGTCGAGTTAACGGTGATATCTCCATCATGGGCGGTAGCGGTAAGACCACGCAGCAGCTCAAGGACGAAATCATGGCGTTAGACAAGCGGGCCGAACGCAAGGGACAACTGAAGGGTGAAGTGGAAGCACTGAAGGACACCGTTAAGATTCTCACTGGACGTGCTCGCCGTAACAACGATACAGCCTTTGAGACCGCCATGCGTACCCTGAACGACCTAGCGTTCTTCGCTAAGAACTTCTACATGGGTCCTCAGAACCTCACAGAGATTGCTGGGATGCTGGCCAAGGGTAACGTTAAGGCGATGCTCCACGGTATCCCAACGTTGCGTGACCTCGCCACCAGAACCTCTCCGGTGTCCGGTAGTGAACTCCGTGAACTCCATGGGGCACTTTTCGGTAAGGAACTCGACCAGTTAATCCGTCCGGGACGTGAGGACATAGTACAGCGAATCCGTGAGGCTTCCGATACCAGTGGAGCCATGGCGTCAGTCATTGGTACCATCAAGTTCGGTACTCAGGAGCTGTCGGCTCGTTCTCCTTGGACCAAGATGCTGAACGGTACGGCTAACTACATTCTGGACACTGCCCGTCAGGGTGTGCTCGGTGATGTGGCTGGTGCGGCCCTAGGCGGTAAGGGTTCCAAGTTTGGCAAGGAGAACTTCCTCAAAGCTGCCTCTATCAGTCCTGAGCAGTGGAAGGGAATCAAGCAACTCTTTGTCGACCACGCGACTCGAGACGCTAACGGTCAGTTCACCATCAAGGACAAGAAGGCTTTCAGTCAGGACCCGAGAGCGATGGACCTGTGGCGTCTTGCCGATAAGGTTGCCGATGAGACCATGCTGCGCCCTCACAAGGTGTCCCAGCAGGATTCCAAGGCATACGGTGCTGGTGTCAAGATGGCTATGCAGTTCAAGAACTTCACCATCAAGTCACTCAACGCCAAGTTCATTCGGTCCTTCTACGAGGGCTACAAGAACAACCGCGCTATCGACATGGCGTTGACCCACGTGTTGTCTCTGGGTATCGCCGGGACTTACTTTGCGATGCAGGCCCACGTGAAGGCTTACGGCCTCCAAGAGTCCCAACGTAAGGACTACCTGAAGAAAGCCCTAAACCCGACCATGCTGGGCTACGCAGCGTTGACTCGAAGTTCCCACATTGGTGCCCCGCTGTCTATCGTTTCGATGATGGCTGGTGCTGCTGGGTTCCAAGACGCCAACATGCTGCGCTCCACCATCTTACCTAAGGAGGAACAGTTCCAGAAGAAAGACGGAGCGTCAAAAGGTCGAGCTGAGTCGAGCAACCTTGCGGGCAACTTGGGGTCTCAGGTCCCGGCTCTGGGTTACGTAGGGAACGTCATTGCGACCGCCAAGAACGCCTACGGTGTTGCTACAGCACCCAACAAGCCGACTGAGCGTGACTACATGACTGGCCTGATGAACTCCACTAAGGAGCTTGTCCCGAACGACCCACTGACCCAGCAGCTTATCATGAAAATCTATGAGGCCAATGGGGTCACCATCAAGCAACAGCCGAAGCCTAACTAATTAGGACACACTATAGGGAGACCGATTGGTTTCCCTTCTCATTCAACTAAAGGAGGTCACAATGGACCAAGACATTAAAACAGTCATTCAGTACCAAGTGGGGGCAACTGAGTTCGACATCCCGTTCGACTACCTGTCCCGTAAGTTTGTTCGAGTGTCGCTGGTGTCAGACGACAACCGAAGACTGCTGAGTAATATCACTGAGTACCGCTATGTGTCTAAGACCAGAGTGAAGCTCCTTGTGGAAACTACCGGGTTCGACCGTGTGGAAATCCGCAGGTTCACCTCAGCGTCTGAGCGAATCGTTGACTTCAGTGATGGCTCGGTTCTCCGCGCTGCTGACCTTAACGTATCTCAGATACAGTCGGCACATATCGCAGAGGAAGCACGCGATGCGGCACTTATGACAATGCCTCAGGATGATGCTGGTAACCTTGATGCACGTAACCGTAGAATCGTTAGACTGGCTCCGGGTATCAACGGTACAGATGCAGTCAATAAGAATCAGCTGGATACAACTTTGGGTGAGGCTGGTGGCATACTTTCGGACATGGAAGAGCTTGATGCCGAATTTCGTGAGTACCTTAACAAGTTCGCGGAGGATACAGCCCTTGTTAGAGGTGTTGCGTGGGTGTATAACAATGGGAGCGCTGTAGGTGGCGAACAGGTTATCACTATTAATAAACCAACCACCGTGTTCGCCGTTCCATATCTTGAGGTAAATGGCTGTCGCCAAGAGTTAAACTATCACTTTGAGTTCAACTTATCTACCCAACAGTTAACCCTAGCACAACCACTCCAAGCGGGAGATTTTCTCGTGGCGCAGACCACAGAATCTAAGGTCCCGCTTGAGGACCTCCTATCTTCAACCGCAGGAGCCAGCACCATTGGTACAACCAGCGGTGAGACGGTACAGGCTGTGCTGGACAGGTCATAATCCCTATTCGCCAATCAAGGAGGCTACATGTTACCAAAATTTAATCAGCCGAAAGGCTCAACCATTGGTGTGCTCAAGGATGGGCGCACTGTTCAACAGGCCATTGACGATACGGCGGCCCTACCTCATGTTTCCCCGATGTGGCAGAAGGTTCGCAGCGCAATGGATGATGTGTATATTGTCATCATGGGAGACTCTACAGGGAACGAGACGTTCGAGTGGGTGTACCAGTGGGCCACGCACCTTTCGCAGACAGTCAAGACCCACTCCATCCGGTATCGCTTATGGGTAGATGGCTCAGGGTGGCAGGGAGAGGAGCGGATGAGTACGGGCACCACCGAGAGGTCTATCTTCATCGATAACGTTTCTGTTCCGGGCAGCACTGAGCGTTACTTCCAAGGGTCAGCTACCAGTAATATCTTCAACTCAGGCCGCGTGTATGATTTGGTTCTCCTCAACTACGGACACAACGAAGGGACCAGCGTTCCATCCCTCACCATTAGTGCCGGGTTCACTGAAGCAATCTTCGCTTGTCGCCAGATTAACCCAATGGCCCCTATAATCGTCACAGCACAGAACCCTCGCCGGGACTTCCCTGATCACTCTGCCCGCGCGGTGGCTTGTTGGGCTGATATAGCTGGTGTAAATGGGCTTGGTGTTATTGACGTATACTCTGCGTTCATCAAACTTGGCTCACCGTCTGAACTTTACATCGACATGATTCACCCTAACGCTGAGGGTCATAAGGTATGGCTGGAAGTTGTGAAGAAGGCTCTCAGCGATACCCCATCTTACCAGTTCGACAAAGTTGCAGAACCCTACAGTGGACCGCTTCGTATGAACCTAATCCCGAACCCAGCGTTTGTAACATGGGGTGTTAACGTTCCGGCGCTGTGGGAAGCCAACGCAGTGACTGTGACTCAGGACCTAGCCCGCTGTGAGAGCTTTGCGTACTCAGTCAAGGTAACCTGTACCGACGTGAACAGTCCACTGCTCTACGTTGACCTATCGGACACCTTGACCGCCTCTCGTGGCCAGTGGGTAACATTCGCTGCCCGAGTGTGGAGACCTTCTGGTATCTCAACGAACGCTGGTCGCCTTCAAATTAGTGGCAGTGGGATGAATACCGTAACGTCTCGCAGCAAGGCTAACGAAGCGGAGAACGGTTGGATGTGGGCAGTGTGCCATGCGTTTGTACCAAAAGGGACTACATCCCTACAGGCTCGCTTCTTGGGTGGTACTGTTGTGGGCGATTCCTTCAACGTCGACCGTGTATGGTTCGGTATTGGTAAGGTTCCTAGCGACATCGACTTCATGGGACAACCAGCGGTAACTCTGGCAGATTACTACCAAGCCGAGAACGTTGGGGTTCCTGTGGGCTACGACACTCAGGTGTCTGTGGATGGTAACCACATTGTGGCAACCCCTGTGACCTCGAAGGCGCGATTCTTCATCAACATTAACTATCTGACCCCTGGGCAGACCTACAGGGTCACTTGGTCCAAAGCCTCCCCGGCTGATGGTTATGCTTACGCCCGGGCGTCTGGTGGTGGTCTTGGTGCGGTTCTGGATACTGTTCGTCTATCTGCCGGGACCACGAGTACGTTTGTGGCACCGTCTAAGACCTGCTCGTTCGTAATGGAGTCCGACGGTATAAACCCGCTCGATGTAACCATCGCGTCCATCGTTAAGGTATAAGGAGGTAACATGTTGTCCCTAGACTTCAACAACGAAGTTATCAAGGCGGCTCCCATTGCGGGGGTCGCTGGGGCCGATGGTGTAGCGAGGCTCTTCTGGGGCCTCTCACTCAACGAGTGGTTCTACGTCGCGGCAATCGCCTACACAGTGGTTCAGATTGGTGCCAAGGTAGTCGACAAAATCATTGACTGGAAGAAGGCAAACAGAGGTGACTCATGAAAGATGAGCGCCCAGACTTATAAGGAGTAACATATGGACCTGATTAAGTTCCTTGAAATGTTAGACACTGAGATGGCTCAGCAGATGCTCATGGACCTGAAGGATCCAGAGAAGCGAACCCCTCAGCTGTATAACGCCATTGGTAAACTGTTGGAGCGCCACAAGTTCCAAATCTCTAAGCTGACCCCTGATGTCAACATCTTGGGCGGTCTGGCTGAGGGTCTGGAGGCTTACAACTCCAAGGTGGGTGCTGATGGTCTGACAGACGACGATACGTTCACCTTACAGTGATATACTCAAGGTACTACTATATGTAGTGCCTTTATGAATGTCATTGCACTACGCTAGGCGTTCCTACGTGAAATCTGAGAAACAACGGGAGGCATTATGCTGGAGTTCACAAAGAGAATCGTCCCGTATCTTGTGGCTATCATGGTGTTTGCCTTCGGGTGGCACTTGGGTTCGCAATCTACGGACGCTAAATGGAAGGAGGTAGTACAGAATGAGTACGTTAAGAAGCAAACGGCTAGAGCTGAAACTCAGAAAGCGATTGACGCAGTATCGGCTAAGTACCAAGCAGACCTTGAGGGGCTGGAGGGCAGCACTGATAGGATTATTGCTGATTTGCGTAGCGACAATAAGCGGCTGCGCGTCAGAGTCAAACCTACCAGTGTCGCCGCAGGACCAGACGGTCGATGCCTCGTTGATGGTTCCATCGAACTACACGAAGCAACTGCTCGAAGTCTTATCGCAATAACCCAGAAGGCAGACCTAAAAGAGAAGGCCCTACAGGACACAATCCGCAAACTGCAAGGGAAAGGAGGTGAACATTGAGTAACTCTCAGCAAGCCAAGAACGCCTTAATCATTGCGCAACTGAAGGGTGACTTTGTCGCCTTTCTCTTCGTGCTCTGGAAGGCCCTGAACCTGCCGGAACCAACCAAGTGTCAAATCGACATGGCCAAGTGTCTGGCAGACCCAAAGAACAAGAAGTTTATCCTTCAGGCTTTCCGTGGTATTGGGAAGTCGTTCATCACGTGTGCGTTCGTAGTGTGGACCCTATGGCGTGACCCTCAGTTAAAGATACTGATTGTCTCAGCCTCGAAGGAACGTGCGGACGCTAACTCCATCTTCATCAAGAACATCATCGACTTGTTGCCTTTCCTGAGTGAGCTTAAGCCTCGCCCCGGTCAGCGTGACTCCGTGATTAGCTTTGATGTAGGCCCTGCCAAGCCGGACCACAGCCCGTCAGTTAAGTCTGTGGGTATTACGGGTCAGCTTACGGGTAGCCGTGCCGATATCATCATTGCGGATGACGTGGAGATTCCCGGTAACTCTGCAACCCAAGGTGCCCGCGAGAAACTCTGGACGTTGGTTCAGGAGTTCGCCGCACTGTTGAAACCTCTGCCGACTAGCCGCGTTATCTATCTGGGTACCCCTCAGACCGAGATGACGCTCTACAAGGAACTTGAGGACAACCGTGGGTACTCAACGATTATCTGGCCTGCACAGTATCCTCGCTCCAAAGAGGAAGACCTGTACTATGGTGACCGTCTGGCTCCGATGCTCCGCAGTGAGTACGATGAGGACAAAGAGGGTCTCAGTAGTCAACCTACTGACCCGGTGCGATTCGACTCCATGGACCTTCAGGAGCGTGAGGTGGAATACGGCAAGGCTGGCTATACGCTTCAGTTCATGCTCAACCCGAACCTCAGTGACGCCGAGAAGTACCCTCTACGCCTCCGTGACGCTATCGTGTGCGGTCTACAGATGGACAAGGCACCAATGCACTACCAGTGGTTGCCGAACCGTCAGAATCGCAATGAGGAGCTTCCTAACGTGGGTATGAAGGGTGACGAGATTTACTCCTTCCATACAGCCTCAAGTAACACTGGCGCGTATCAGGGTAAGATTCTGGCCATTGACCCTAGTGGTCGCGGTAAGGATGAGACTGGCTGGTGCGTACTGTATACCCTCAACGGTTACATCTACCTGATGGACGCTGGTGGTACCCGTGGTTACGAAGAGAAGTCCCTTGAGTTCCTCGCCAAGAAGGCTAAGCAGTGGCAGGTGCAGACTGTGGTCTTCGAGAGTAACTTCGGTGACGGTATGTTCGGTAATGTGTTCCAGCCTGTGCTCCTGAAGCATCACCCAGCGCAGCTCGAAGAGATTCGTGCCCGTGGTATGAAAGAGGTACGCATCTGCGATACCCTTGAGCCTGTACTAGCGAGTCACCGCTTGGTTATCCGTGATGAGGTAATTCGACAGGACTACCAGACGGCACGTGACGCAGACGGTAAGCACGCTCTGAAGTACAGCCTGTTCTACCAGATGACCCGTATGAGCCGTGAGAAGGGCGCTGCGGCACACGATGACCGACTCGATGCGTTGGCACTGGGTGTCGAGTTCCTACGCTCTACGATGCAGCAGGACGCTGTGAAGATAGAGGCTGAGGTACTTCAGGAGTTCTTAGAGCACCACATGGAGAAGCCCCTGAGCAACATCTCCCAGTTCCGGGCCACCAGCAGCAACGGTGTGGACATCCGATGGGAAGACGATGGGGATGACACTATGTTCATCGCATGGTAACTATGCAAGGATTGTGCATATGGATTCATTAGGCCACGGAAGGCCAATTTGAGGAAACTCCATGTATAACAGACACTTGGAATTAGGGCCCACTATAGGGAGAGACCACTCAAAGATTACTATAAGACAACTTAAAGATTCATTCATATAGTTATTCACTTTAAGTCTCCTTAAAGGCAGAGGGTAGTGATGATAATATCACCCTCTCACTATAAGACACTAAGAGCCAACATAAGGAGGACCTATGCGCTTATTGTTAACCTTACTGCGCCATAGGACTACTTGGCGATTTCTGCTGGTACTTGCTGGTGCCCTTGGGGCTTCACTGGTTACTCAGCAGCAACTCAGTGGACTGGAGACTCTCGTGTGCTCTCTACTCACTTGTAGCGATTAGGGTCTTCCTGACGCGCTAGGGATTCCGTAGTGATGCTTATCAGCATACACCACTCCATCCCTCTATAGTCAATACTTAAAGTTAACCTTAGGTGATTCACTGGGTCTACCTACGGGTCTATGCACTGACCTGAGGACTACCTGAGGTTACCTTTAAGAATATTGCATAAAGTTCTGAGTGTACATCTCACAGTTTACACTTTTGGTTATCCCCCGGTACCCTCCAGTTCACCCAAAGTAACCATAGGCCACCCCTAAACCTTCAGTTTAACCTTGGGTGGTACCTTGGGAATCCCTTATGTGATACCATATGTTGGGGTGAGGGTGACCTTGGGATACTATATGTTGATGTCTCTGTGTCCTTATCTGTTGGCCCTTTAAGTCACACCTGAGGTTAGACCTGAGACCATATTACCTTAGGTTCACCGTTTGACTAACGTTTAGCAGTGACTGTTAGTAGGCCACATTAAGAGTCGGTAAGTATCTCGTTTAGCAGTCCCTGAGACACTGAGAGCGGGACAAGATGATATCGGTGAGTCATCACTATAAGGGCTATTGGTGGTCAGTGTCAACACCTTAATCAATTAGGACACACTATAGGGAGACACTTAGAGTATTACTAAGAGACCATTACCAATAAGAACACTATCACTATAGGTCTAACTAAAAGTTTAACTTTAAGTGTTGACATTCAGAATCCGTTATGAGACATTAGCAACCGTTGAGAGACACAACGTCACCAACAACCAGACAATACCACGAGTTATCTGGTTAGACTGAGGGTCTCAAGTAGTCATCAACCGGACATACGAAAATGGTTGACTCAACGATGAACACGTAGTAACATGCAGTCTCAGTAACACGCAGTACCTAGTAGCACCGCTCTTTAACAATATGGATTAGTCAAGCTGATATGTACACCATGACAATAGTGTTTAACTAGTGGTTACATTCAGGTCTCTGGCAAGGTACGTCCTGTCACCCTGAGAGTAACCACGATGATAACCACTAACGCTAGGCAACTAGCAACAACGTTGAGGATACACAGCATGGAAATCGTAATGCAGGCACTGAACCACGGGGTCATTATGACGACAGCACGGGACTACACCGGGGCCACCAAATACATGGTGCAATACGGCTTACAGTTCACCGTGTTCGACTCATTCCGCGAGGCACTGCAAGATTACACAGATTGCGTCACCCATTCGCAAGAGTGTGGGGACTAGCGGTTAACGACAGGTCATCCAAGTGGTGGCCTGAAAGATAACCACTAACTGAAGGATATACACATCATGATTTACACCAAAGAGCCAGCTAACAAGGTATTCGTGTTCGTTACCGCCTATCGTGGCCATGAGTCGCTCGAAGTTAACGAGAAGATGCTCAAGGGTCTCATTAAGACCATTCGCACCTATCCGGGAGCATACGGCAACATTCGTGATGAACATGTACAGGGCTGCTTTAAAGAAGCTGGTATGCCTGAGGCAACGCAAGAGCGCACGCTTAGGGTAGAATGCACTGAGAAGCAGGCCACAGAGCTGACGTGGCTGGCTTGTAAGACCTACTCGCAAGATGCTGTGCTGCTGGTGGTGAACTCACAGACCCATACGGCTGCACTGTGGTCTATCGAAGATGTAGGCGAGTATCCACAGGTCTACCCACGCTTGAAAGAAGTGTCCTTAGGTGGCACGCTACAACAAGTTGATGCACCAAAAGGCGAGTGCTATTCAATCATTGGTGAGCAATATTGGGAGGTGGTGTAATGGTCAAGTATGGCATCACACGGGAGGACCTGAAGTATTACCGATTCGCTCTCATGCACGGTAAACACCACGACTACCTAATGGCCCAGCTGGCCCAAACTTATCGCACACGCAAGGTAATGCATAATGCCACTCCCTCTCGTAATCATAGCGCTCCTGGGATATTCGCTCATCCTTATGGTGTTCGTGAAAGACTTTCATAAGGGTCTCAAGGTGCACAAAGCATCATTCAGTTACATGAAGTGGGGCTTCTTGCCTCGCTTTACTGTACGGCTACCTAATGGCCGCTTTAAGGCCAACAAAGTGGGGATATTCTATGTCGCAACGCATTGACATGAAACACATACGGGCCGCTTTACATGTAATGGCATACGGTACCAGTGATGTGTACACTAAGCGCCTATTAACAAGGTGTCGCAAGATGACCGCACGGCAAGCAGCTGTAGCTGTTAAGTGGGCAAGGCTCACACTCCTCTCATACCAATAACCAAGCACGCTAACACACCACAAGGAAACAACCTAATGAACTACTCCGACATGCAAGAACGCTTAGACGTCATCCGTAACCTGCCAATCTGTGAACTCGACAAGCGCCAGCCGCTGCTGGTTGCACTCATCGCAGACATTGTGAATTGTGAGACGTCCGACGGTGACGATACGGACAGCGGTTGGGGTCTTGAGAATCAGGACTATTGGCAAACCCTGAAGATTAAGGCCAAAGACGCTGGGTTTAACCTGCTGGGCAGTGGTCACTTCAGCGCAGCATTTAAGCATGAGCTGCTGCCGGGTAGGGTCATTAAGGTTGGCTTTAAGAAAGAGGACTCAGGGGCCGCCTACGTGGCTTTCTGTCGGATGCACCAAGGCCGGGTAGGGATACCGAACGTCTATCACGTAGCGCGCCACGCTGGCTGCTATACGGTGGTGCTGGATGAGCTGGAACCGTGCCAGCGCCGAGAGAACGAGACGCACGACCGCTACGCAGACCTCGCGTATTACTTCGTCGAGGGCGAATCGGACCCAGAGGACTACGCGGAGGCTGACCAGCCGTTTATCGAGACGTGTCAGATGATTCGCAAGTTCTTCTACGGGATTGCGTCCTTTGATATGCACAGCGGAAACATTATGTTCACCAAAGACGGCAAGCCAGTGATTACCGACCCGGTGTCATTCTCAGCGGACCGGGACCGTGAGCCTTTCTCGCTGGAACCTGAGGACCTGCTCGCAGAGATTGAGCAGATAGCGCACGACAAGATGATTGAACGCTGTAAGCGCAACAAGGCTAAGCGGGACCGTAACGGAACCTTCCAGCGTAACCGCAGGTGGGCCAACAAGCAGCGCCGAGAACGTGCAAAGGTACGAGCGCGGCACAAGAAGGAGCGCGAGCGCTTGAACGCAGAGGTCTTAAAGTATGACCTTGCGAAAGTCGAGGAGCGCATACTCGCATGGATGGCCTGCGACGGTCTCGCCATACAGCAGGGTCGGGGCCTTCTGGTGGACAATTACCTTCAGGGTAGACTTATGGGTTAGCAAGGTGTATCTTAGGTGTCTCTCACGCAAGAGGCACCAATAGATAAACTTTATTCACAAAGAGGCACACAATGAACGCATTAAACATTGCACGCAATGACTTCTCAGAGATTGAACTGGCCGCTATCCCGTACAACATCCTCAGCGAGCACTACGGGGACAAGCTGGCACGTGAGCAGCTGGCCCTTGAGCATGAAGCATACGAGCTTGGCGAGCAGCGTTTCCTGAAGATGCTGGAACGTCAGGTGAAAGCTGGTGAGTTCGCCGACAACGTAGCCGCTAAGCCGCTGGTCTTAACGTTGCACCCACAGCTGACCAAGCGTATTGACGACTGGAAGGAGGAGCAAGCAAACGCTCGCGGTAAGAAACCTCGCGCGTACTACCCGATTAAGCACGGCGTTCCCTCTGAGTTGGCCCTTAGCATGGGCGCTGAGGTGCTCAAAGAGAAGCGCGGAGTGTCCAGTGAGGCCATCGCACTACTGACCATTAAGGTTGTCTTAGGGACGCTTACAGACGCCTCTAAGGCCACTATCCAGCAGGTGTCCTCACAGTTAGGCAAGGCCCTTGAGGACGAGGCCCGCTTCGGCCGCATCCGTGAGCAGGAAGCCGCCTACTTCAAGAAGAACGTAGCGGACCAGCTAGACAAGCGTGTGGGTCACGTATACAAGAAGGCTTTCATGCAGGTCGTCGAGGCCGATATGATAGCCAAAGGGATGCTTGGTGGAGACAACTGGTCCAGCTGGAAAACTGACGAGCAGATGCACGTGGGGACCAAGTTGCTAGAGCTGCTCATCGAGGGCACTGGTCTGGTGGAAATGACCAAGAACAAGATGGCCGATGGCTCCGACGATGTGACCAGTATGCAGATGGTCCAGCTGGCCCCGGCCTTCGTGGAACTCCTGAGTAAACGAGCGGGCGCACTCGCAGGTATTAGCCCGATGCACCAGCCGTGCGTAGTCCCTCCGAAACCTTGGGTGGAAACCGTAGGTGGCGGCTACTGGTCAGTCGGTCGTCGCCCGCTGGCACTGGTGCGTACCCACTCCAAGAAGGCACTGCGCCGTTACGCAGACGTTCACATGCCTGAGGTGTACAAAGCGGTCAACCTAGCGCAAAACACACCGTGGAAGGTGAACAAGAAGGTGCTGGCGGTAGTCAACGAGATTGTCAACTGGAAGCACTGCCCGGTAGGTGACGTCCCAGCGATTGAACGTGAAGAGTTACCACCGCGCCCGGACGATATCGACACCAACGAGGTGGCACGTAAGGCATGGCGCAAGGAGGCCGCAGCGGTCTACCGCAAGGACAAGGCCCGCCAGTCTCGCCGTTTATCCATGGAGTTCATGGTTGCGCAGGCCAACAAGTTCGCTAACCACAAGGCCATCTGGTTCCCGTACAACATGGACTGGCGCGGGCGTGTGTACGCTGTAAGCATGTTCAACCCACAGGGTAACGACATGACCAAGGGTATGCTGACGCTGGCCAAAGGTAAGCCAATTGGTCTCGACGGGTTTTACTGGCTGAAGATTCACGGTGCAAACTGTGCAGGCGTCGACAAGGTTCCTTTCCCTGAGCGCATCAAGTTCATCGAAGAGAACGAAGGCAACATTCTGGCAAGCGCAGCGGACCCACTGAATAACACTTGGTGGACCCAGCAAGATTCTCCGTTCTGTTTCTTAGCGTTCTGTTTCGAGTACGCAGGCGTTAAGCATCATGGCCTGAATTACAACTGCTCGCTGCCGCTGGCGTTCGATGGGTCTTGCTCTGGGATTCAACACTTCAGCGCAATGCTCCGCGATTCCATCGGTGGTCGTGCGGTTAACCTGCTGCCTTCAGATACTGTGCAGGATATCTACAAGATTGTGGCCGACAAGGTTAACGAGGTGCTCCACCAGCACGCTGTCAACGGGTCTCAGACTGTGGTCGAGCAGATTGCTGACAAAGAGACTGGTGAGTTCCGCGAGAAGGTAACGCTGGGCGAGTCCGTACTTGCTGCACAGTGGCTGCAATATGGTGTGACCCGCAAGGTAACTAAGCGTTCTGTCATGACGCTGGCATATGGTTCCAAAGAGTTTGGCTTCCGCCAGCAAGTTCTTGAGGATACCGTTCAGCCTGCTATTGACAACGGCGAGGGCCTGATGTTTACGCACCCTAACCAAGCGGCTGGTTACATGGCCAAGCTGATTTGGGACGCTGTGACTGTGACCGTAGTGGCCGCTGTGGAAGCAATGAACTGGCTGAAGTCTGCCGCTAAGCTGCTGGCCGCTGAAGTCAAGGACAAGAAGACTAAAGAGGTGCTCCGTAAGCGCTGCGCAATCCACTGGGTAACACCAGACGGCTTCCCGGTGTGGCAAGAGTACCGCAAGCAGAACCAAGCGCGCCTGAAGCTGGTCTTCCTCGGTCAGGCCAACGTCAAGATGACGTACAACACCGGGAAGGACTCCGAGATTGACGCGCACAAGCAGGAATCTGGCATCGCTCCCAACTTTGTGCACTCACAAGACGGTAGTCACCTGCGCATGACCGTAGTGCACGCCAACGAGGTCTACGGGATTGACTCCTTCGCGCTCATTCACGACTCCTTCGGGACCATTCCGGCAGACGCTGGGAATCTCTTTAAGGCAGTCCGCGAGACGATGGTCAAGACCTACGAGGATAACGATGTAATCACTGACTTCTACAACCAGTTTGCCGACCAGCTGCACGAGTCTCAACTGGACAAGATGCCTGAGGTGCCAGCCAAGGGTGACCTGAATCTACGCGATATCTTAGAGTCTGACTTCGCGTTTGCGTAAGGTCTCAGGCAATTAGGGCACACTATAGGGAACCTTCGAATGACCGAGGGTTCCATTACTTAAAGTCTTAACTTAAAGAATACTTAAAGAGGCACTCCATGACTTACTCAATCGTTGTAACCATCTTGTTAATCGTATTAATTGTCCTGTTCGTAAGGGCCACCACGAGACTCGCTACCTGCGAGCACACTCTTGAGAAACAGGCAAAGAGTAACGAGGCATATACAGACACCTTGCATGATAAGGTGTGCCGCCTGTCTGAAGATAAGGCATCACTCAGTAAGCAGGTGCGGTGGCTTGAGTCCACGCTTAAGGAAGAAGAGCAGAAGGTGTGCGATGTGAACGAACTCCGAGAGCGCCAGCTCGACCGCATGAAGTTCCTCCGCAAGTCGCTGAAGGAAGCACAAGACGAGCTGACGATGGTCTCCGACCTGATTCACGTTAAGTTCACCGCTGTGTTGCCGGACGGTACGCACTCTAAGACGCTCTTTAAGTTAGGACTTGGGCCGTGTGGTCTGCACGTTAAGTCCCTCCGCTGGACCGAGCTGGATGACCGCTATCTGATAGACCAGCTGTGCACCAACGGTGAGCGCAAGCAGTTCGTCTACTACAAGAGCGAAGTAGTAGGGCGCATCGAGTTCCGCCACGGTAAGATTTAATTAGGACCCACTATCAGGAACATACTCAAGGTCATCACGTTTGGTGGCCTTCATGAATGTCCCTTACTATCACAATCAGGAGTAACACCATGTATCAGAACACAATCAACTTCGAGCGCAACCGTGAACGCCAGCAGACTGAAGGTTATATTCCTAAGGGCCGCAAGCTGAACAAGACGAAGCGCGGTGGCGGCGTGAAAGGTTCCTTCCGTAACGCGAAGGGTGACAGTGTTGTTAACCAAGAGAAATACTTCGTAGGAGCGTAACAAATGGCCATGCAAACTAACTACCTATTTGACGGCAGCACAGACCAATGGTCGCGCTTAGGGTATGCCGAGCGAAGACTGCGTGATGAGACAATGTTGAGTGTGGTAATGGCGTATCACACATGGAATCACACGGTCTCTCTTTCGGTGTATGAACCCCGAGGGGAACTTCTGGTAGAGAAGTCCTTCAGTCGCTGGTCGATTGACTCAGCGTCAGACTGGCTGGCAAAACTCACCGCCGACTACTCAAGCTGGAAGTAATTAGGACACACTATAGGCAGACTCAAGGTCATCGGATTCCGGCGGCCTTTATGATTGCTTATTGCACACTAAATGAACACTAAACATCGGAGACATCATCATGATGAACATTAAGACTAATCCATTTAAGGCCGTATCATTCGTTCGCTCTGCTATCGAGAAGGCGCTGGAGACTTCCGGTTACCTCATCGCAGACACTAAGCACGATGGCGTACGCGGGAACATTTGCGTAGACAACACGGCCAACGCAGCGTGGCTCAGCCGGGTCTCCAAGACCATTCCGGCCCTTGAGCATCTCAACGGTTTCGACCAGCGCTGGCAGAAGTTACTTAAAGATGACCGCTGGATTTTCCCGGATGGCTTCATGCTCGATGGCGAACTACTGGTCAAAGGCGTGGACTTCAACACCGGGTCTGGCCTACTGCGCACCAAGTGGCTCAAAGAGACCAACTGGATATACTCCACCAAGGATGGGGTGGTGAAAGGTAAGAAGGAACCTTTCGAGCTGGATACCAAGCAACTCAAAGTTGTTCTCTACGACATCATTCCGCTTGACATTATCGAGTCCGGTGATGACTATAACGTGATGACCCTCCTCCGCCTTGAGCACGTCAAGGTAGCCTTACCAGTCCTGCAAGACCACTTCCCTGAAGTCGAGTGGTGCCTCTCGGAGTCCCATGAAGTTTACGACATGGATGAACTCGATGCGCTGTACCGACAGAAACGAGAAGAAGGTCACGAAGGTCTGGTGGTTAAGGACCCTCGCGGTATCTACAAGCGCGGTAAGAAGTCCGGCTGGTGGAAGCTGAAGCCAGAGAATGAGGCTGACGGTGTCGTTGTGGGACTCAACTGGGGAACTCCCGGTCTAGCCAACGAGGGCAAGGTGATTGGCTTCGAGGTTCTCCTTGAGTCTGGCCGAGTCGTGTCCGCTAACAACATCTCTCAGGCACTTATGGAGGAGTTCACCTCTGCGGCCCTAACTCAGGAACTGAACGGAGACACTCAGGCGTATATTGGCTGGGCGTGCCAAATTAAGTACATGGAGGAAACTCCAGACGGCTCCCTGCGTCACCCATCGTTCGACAAATGGCGTGGTACTGAGGCTGACCCTACCACCAAGATGTAATTAGGACCCACTATAGGAGACACCAAATGTCTATCAACCTGATTCTAATCATCGTGTTCATCCTCGCGGCTATCGTGTGGTCAATGAACGACGAGCCACCAAAAGGAGCATAAACCATGCGCTTACACTTCAATAAATCCAACGGTATCTTCTCGGTTCGCCGGGAAGACCGCAGCACTGTAGCAGCCACTGAGCGCCACGGTAAGATTCCACGTATCGGCGACACCTTCGAGCTGGCACCCAGCGTGCACATCTTGGTTACTCGCGGTCTCTACGAATTGGCTCAAACTAAGAGCCGTCCTTTCGTACCCGTTGTGGTGACCAAGTGGCCACGCCTTCGTCTGTTCTGGGAGCGCATTAAGGAGGTCGTAAATGACTGAACGTGAAATTCAGGTGGTGGACCTGCTGGTTGACCAAAACACTGACCGACCGGACTCCACGACGTGCTCTGCTGGCGTATCATGCTACAGTGTAGGGTGTAATGAGTGCCCGCTTGATGACAAGCGTACGACCCTTGGGGAGGTTCGTGCAACACAGGCCAGCAAGACTCCAAGCGTAGACGACGACGGTGTCAAGAAGCCAAGCCACTACCAGCTGTTCGAAGGTGTTGAGGCTATCGAGGTGATTGCCCGCAGCATGACCCAAGAGATGTTCAAGGGGTATTGCCTCGGGAACATCCTCAAGTACCGCCTCCGTGCTGGTAAGAAGTCCGAGCTGGCTACCTTAGAGAAAGACATGGCGAAGGCCGCTTTCTATCTGGAGCTGTATACCAAGCACAAGGGTCTGTGCTATGACGCCAAGTGATTGTATAGACCACGGCAAGAAGGGCACCTATTATAGTGCCTACTGTAAGCGGCTCGGTAAGAACATCGGTCTACACAGGCAGGTTCTTGCCGAGAAGCTCGGAGTAAACGTGGAGGACATGGACGGTGTGGCGATGCACCTGTGTGACAACAAGCGCTGCATAAACCCTGACCACTTAGTGTTGGGTACGCAATCTGAGAACATACTTTCAGCACACTCGAACGGTCTAATCCCACGTAAACAACCTACCAACAGACTCAGTGAGGACCTTAGGGTATTAATCCGTGAGAGTGACTTAGGGACGCGGGAGTTGGCTAGGAGTCTTGGCATACACCACTCCACGGTAAGTAGGATTCGTAATGGAAAGTCCAAGTGAGTGGGCAAGAAAGATGTACGAGAAGACGCTCGACCCTGCGTACATCACCCTGTATAACATGTGGAAGGAGCGAGAAGATGCAAAAGTTCGTCGTAACGGTCGAGACAGCTAACGCATCGTACGAACTCCCGGTACACGCTGGGTCTCTTGAGGAGGCCCTAGAAGTTGCCGAGGCGGAGTACGAAGAGTTAGGCCAAGTGACTCGGGTGCGCCCGGATAGTCATTAGGACACACTATAGGGACACAGGCTGTCCCTCTTTCTGTTATAAACCAAAGGAGATTCATCATGGCATTCGCTAAGAAGAAAATTTACACCACCAAGATTGGTACCTGTGAGCCGTACGCTTACTTCAACAAGCCGGACTATGGCGGTGAGGGTTTTGAGAACCCACGCGGTACCTACAAGGGTTCCGTAACGTTCAAGAACGAAGACTGTCAGGACCTCGTAGACCTCATCGTTAAGACCCACGAGGAAAACTACGCTGCTCGTCTGGAAGCTCACGAAGCGAACCCGCCTAAGGTTCAGAAGGGTAAGAAACCTCTGAAGCCGTATGAAGGCGACATGCCGTTCTTCGACAACGGCGATGGTACCACCACGTTCAACTTCAAGTGCTATGGTTCGTACGAGGACAAGAAGACTGGCGAGACCAAGAAGATTGTTCTGGGCGTAGTAGACGCGAAGGGCAAGCGCATTCAGGACGTTCCGATTATCGGTGGCGGCTCCAAAGTGAAGATTCGCTTCTCGCTGGTACCGTACGGCTGGTCAGCTGTTGCTGGTGCCTCCGTTAAGTTGCAGCTGGAAGGCGTCATGCTGGTCGAACTGGCTACCTTTGGTGGTGGTGAAGATGACTGGGCTGACGAAGCCGTAGAAGGTGGTTACGAAGCCGACGAAACCCGCAGCCGTAAACCTCAGGAAGACCCGGAAGACTGGTCTGGTGAGGAAGAGGACGAGGGTGAAGCCGAAGAAGACGATGACTTCTAATGGCTGGCTATGGGGCCAAAGGGATTCGGAAGGTGGGTGCCTTCCGGTCTGGTCTTGAGGACAAGGTGTCCAAGCAGTTAGAATCAAAGGGCGTCACGTTCGACTACGAATTGTGGCGCATCCCTTACGTTATTCCTGCGAGTGACCACCTTTACACTCCAGACTTCTTGTTGCCCAACGGTATCTTCGTGGAGACTAAGGGTCTCTGGGAAGCCGAGGACCGCAAGAAGCACCTACTGATTCGTGAGCAGCACCCGGAGTTAGACATCCGGTTAGTGTTCTCTTCGAGTCGCACTAAGATTTACAAAGGGTCGCCCACCAGTTACGCTGAGTGGTGTGAGAAGCATAACATCTTGTTTGCCGACAAATTGATTCCCGTAGACTGGCTGAAGGAGCCGAAGCGTGATGTACCGTTCGGCAAATTCAAGCAGAAGAAAGGAGCAAAGTAAGTATGGCCAAGGTTCAATTCACTAAGCGACAGGAGACCTCTCAGATTTTCGTTCACTGTTCCGCCACCAAGGCAACCATGGACGTAGGTGTACGTGAGATTCGCCAGTGGCATAAAGAGCAGGGCTGGCTTGATGTGGGGTATCACTTCATCATCCGCCGTGACGGTACCGTAGAGGCTGGTCGAGACCAAGACGCCGTAGGTTCCCACGTCAAGGGCTACAACTCGACTTCTGTCGGTGTGTGTCTGGTTGGTGGTATCGACGCCAAGGGTAACCCTGAGGCAAACTTCACGCCAGCACAGATGCAGTCTCTGCGCTCACTGCTGGTAGAACTTAAGGTGCAATACGCTGGGGCCGTTCTGATGGCACACCACGACGTAGCACCTAAAGCCTGCCCGAGCTTCGACTTGAAGCGCTGGTGGGAGAAGAACGAACTGGTCACTTCTGACCGTGGGTAAACATTAGGGCACACTACAGGGAGACAATTACGTTTCCCTGTTGTCGCTTGAGGAGATTACTTTATGAACAAGTTCAAAGAACACTTCGACCCAATCCCATTCCTAGCGTACGGCGTTCTCGGACTGTGGGCGGCGAGCTTCCTCATAGCGTTCTTCGTGTCGTGTGTTGACGGGACGGCTTTATGAGAAAGTCATATAAGCAATATCACAAAGGCCCTAGAGGCCATATCCGCGTGTGGGAAGCAGCTAATGGGCCTATCCCTGACGGGTATTACATAGACCACATTGACGGCAATCCACTCAACGATGACCTGAGCAACTTACGCTTGGCGCTTCCGAAAGAGAACTCATGGAACATGAAGACTCCGAAGAGTAACAAGACAGGGCTGAAAGGTTTATCGTGGAAGGCTAGTCATGAGTCGTGGCGAGGTTCAATCCTCAAGGAAGGCAAGCAGTATTCCAAAACCTCCAAGGACTTATTGGAAGTTGTCGCTTGGATTTACCGGATGAGGAGAGAGTTACATGGACAATTCGCTAGATTCAGATAGCGTTTTCCTTTATCACATACCTTGTGAGCATTGTGGCTCGTCAGACGGGAACTCCCTGTTCTCAGACGGACACCAATACTGCTACGTGTGCGAGAAATGGGTACCGGGCGATGACCAAAAGCGCTCGGAGATTGCCAACAGAAGACCCAAAGGAGGGAATTACGGGATGAATACACAAGGCTCAGGACTATTGGTATTCGGCGAGAATGACGGTCGGTACACTGACCTGACGGCTCGTGGTATCTCAAAGGCGACATGCCAGAAGGCTGGCTACTGGGTCGCCAAGGCCAGAGGGACCGCCTATCAGGTGGCCGACTATCGTGACCAGAATGGCTCCATCGTCTCCCAGAAGCTGAGGGACAAGGAGAAGAACTTCTCTACCAGAGGGTCCCACAAAGGGGATGCACTGTTTGGTAAGCACCTATGGAATGGTGGCAAGAAGATTGTTATCACCGAGGGTGAAATCGACATGTTAACCGTGATGCAACTTCAGGACTGTAAGTGGCCTGTGGTTTCTCTCGGTCACGGTGCGTCAGCCGCTAAGAAAACTTGTAGTGCAAACTACGAGTATTTCGATAGCTTCGACCAGATTATCCTGATGTTCGATATGGATGAGCCGGGTCGTGCAGCTGTTGAGGAAGCCGCTCAGGTTCTCCCTCCCGGTAAGGTCCACGTGGCCGTGCTGACCGAGAAGGATGCCAACGAGTGTTTACTCAAGGGAAAGGGCAAGGAGGTTCTCGACCAGATATGGAACGCAGCACCTTGGGTGCCCGATGGTGTCATCGGTGCGATGTCCATGAAGGACCGAGTGCGTGAGGCCATGACCAGCGAACAAAGCGTAGGATACCTTTTCTCGGGATGTCCGGGACTGAATGACCGAACCTTGGGTGCACGTGGTGGCGAAGTCATCATGGTCACTTCTGGGTCAGGAATGGGTAAGTCTACGTTCGTTCGTCAGCAGGCCCTAGGGTTCGCCAGAGGGCAAGGACTACGAGTGGGCATGGCGATGCTTGAGGAGTCCGTAGAGGAGACCATGGAGGACGTCTTAGGGATTGCCAACGGTATCCGCTTACGGCAGCAGCCTCGGGAGTTCAAGCAGAAACTCATTGAGGACGGTACGTACGATGAGTGGTTCGATGAGTTGTATGGCTCCGACCAGTTCCACCTCTACGACTCCTTTGCGGAAGCTGAGGTAGACCGCCTGCTGGCCAAGCTGCACTACATGCGCACAGGGTTAAACTGTGACGTAATCATTCTGGACCACATCTCAATCGTAGTGTCCGCCTCTGAGGAATCCGACGAGCGCAAGATGATTGACCGACTAATGACCAAGCTGAAAGGGTTCGCTAAGTCAACCGGAGTGGTACTTATTGTTATTTGCCACCTGAAGAACCCGGAGAAAGGTAAAGCTCATGAAGAAGGACGTGCTGTTTCCATTACTGACCTGCGTGGGTCTGGGTCTCTGCGCCAGCTCTCTGATACTATCATCGCACTTGAGCGTAATCAGCAAGGGGACATGCCTAATCTTGTCCTCCTTCGTATTCTCAAATGTCGCTTTAATGGTATTGGCGTTGGCATTGCAGGGTACATGGAGTACAACGAAAAGACAGGACTCCTCGAACCGTCTAGCTACACTGGCGGCGAAGGAGAAGGAGATGCTGGCTGGGAAGGCCACGAAGAAGACGACTACTAAACGTAAATGCAATGGTGCGTACTGCTGGTGCGCCCATGACCCTGAGTATCAATAACCGAAAGGAGAACCATCATGTTTAAACTTATCGAAACTTTAGGCCGCCTGGTCATCGCACTGTACATCCGTGAAGCCAAGGCACTGGACAAAGCGTCCAAGGTGGAAGCGAAAGCAGCCGCTAAGCTGGCTAAAGCAGCCGCTAAGCTGGCTAAAGCAGCCGACAAGGCACGTCAGGCATCTCTGGATGCAACCGCAGAGGCAGCTAAAGTTGCCGCTAAAGCTCAGAAACTTAAGGAGTTCTTCTAATGACTACTAAAGCTAAATTCCCCGGCAACACCATTCAGCTGTCCGACACTGTAGACCAGTGGGGCCGCAAGGTTCACATCAACGTCCGTAACGACAAGGTCACTCTGGTCTACCGCTGGAAGGCAAAGAGCGACAACCGTGCGCATACTCAGCGTGTGACCCTCGACGACACACAGGCAGCTCGCTTACTGGCATCCGTGGCCGTGGCGGCAACTGTGGCTGTAGGTGAGGACAAGGTGCGTGAGGCCATCCTGAGCAAAGAGGTAGGCTCAACGGCGACCCGACTGGCCGAATCGTCAGAAGCTAAGTGATAAACTCAAGGTCATTACTATATGTAGTGGCCTTTATGATTATCATACACAACATATTGAGAGGACATAACCATGCGTAAACCTGAAGAAATCCGTGCAGACATCGAGAAGCTGACCAAAGAGCTGGAAGCCGCTAAGATTCACGAAGCGAAGCAGTCAGCAGCGGTTCACATCCTGTATAACTTGGGGTGGAAACACGACAACCTTAAGGGCTGGCAGAAGCCTGCGCCGAAGCGTAGCGACTACAAGGCCCCGCTGAAGGCTGGCGAGCTGGCAACTTGGGAGGATGGTGCTCTTGGTGGTACCGTTTATATTCGCAGTGTCGGCAATAAGTTCTCACAAGTGTCCCACGTGCGCGGTGTTAGTCGTCTGGGTGTCGACGTCCTTACAGGCAGCTTCGCCATTGAGAATAGTAAGTTGACCATCCGTCCGAGTGAGTATTTCATCTGACGCCGTTAAGTAACAGGAGACCACTATGTTAGTAACCGATATCGAGGCCAACAACCTCTTAGAGAAAGTCACTCAGTTCCACTGTGGGGTCATCTATGACTACAGCACGGACGAGTACGTATCGTATCGACCTTGGGACTTCTCAGCGTATCTCGATGCGTTGGAAGCTGAGGTGGCTCGTGGTGGTCTCATCGTATTCCACAACGGTCACAAGTACGATGCCCCAGTGTTGACCAAGCTGGCCAAGCTCCAGTTAAACCGAGAGTTCCACCTGCCACGTGAGAACGTAGTGGACACGTTGGTACTTAGCCGTTTGCTGTTTGCGAACATTAAGGACTCCGACATGGCCCTGCTGCGCTCCGGTAAGTTACCCGGTAAGCGCTTCGGGTCTCACGCTCTGGAGGCGTGGGGTTACCGCTTAGGCGAGATGAAGGGTGAGTACAAGGACGACTTCAAGAAGCTCCTTGAGGAACAGGGAGAGGACTATGTGGATGGAGCCGAGTGGATTAGCTTCAACGAGCCGATGATGGCATATAACGTTCAGGACGTTGTGGTGACAAAGGCACTCTTAGAGAAGCTACTGAGCGACAAGCACTACTTCCCACCTGAGGATGGCTGTGGGGATAACTGGTGGATGCACGACGCTGTGACATTCTGGCAGTATTCCTGCGAGGCCGTCTGGTTGGAACACCGAGCCGCTTGGTTACTCGCTAAGCAGGAGCGCAACGGCTTCCCGTTCAACACCAAGGCCATCGAGGAACTCTACGTTGAACTCGCAGGTCGTCGGTCTGAGCTCCTTCAGACACTAACCGACACCTTCGGAACTTGGTACCAGCCTAAGGGTGGCACTGAGTTATTCCTACACCCGCGCACCGGGAAGCCTCTGGGTAAATACCCACGAGTGAAGTACCCGAAGCAGGGCGGTATCTACAAGAAGCCCAAGAACAAAGCTCAGCGTGAGGGTCGTGAACCCTGCGAGCTGGACACTCGGGATTACGTAGAGGGCGCTCCGTACACACCAGTAGAGCACGTTGTGTTCAACCCCAGTAGCCGAGACCACATTGCGCTCAAGCTGAAGGAAGCCGGATGGGTACCTACAGAGTTCACCGACAAGGGTGCACCTAAGGTAGACGACGAGGTCCTTGAGCACGTTCGTGTGGAAGACCCTGAGAAGCAGCGCTGTATCGACCTCATCAAAGAGTACCTGATGATACAGAAGCGTATCGGTCAGGCAGCTGAGGGTGACAAGGCGTGGCTACGTTACGTTCAAGAGGATGGTAAAATTCATGGTTCAGTCAATCCTAATGGTGCCGTTACGGGCCGAGCGACTCACAGCTTCCCGAACCTCGGGCAAGTACCGGGTGTTCGAAGTCCTTACGGCGAGCCTTGCAGGGCTGCTTTTGGTGCTGAGCATCATCTTGACGGCCTCACTGGTTTACCTTGGGTACAAGCTGGCATCGACGCCAGTGGTCTGGAGCTGCGGTGTCTCGCCCACTTCATGTCCAAGTACGACGGGGGAGCTTATGCAGATGTTATTCTTAACGGGGATATCCACACAGTAAACCAACAGGCCGCTGAGCTTCCGACTCGTGACAACGCAAAGACCTTTATCTACGGATTCCTTTACGGAGCAGGCGATGAGAAGATTGGACAAATCGTTGGAGCAGGTAAGGAACGTGGAAAGGAACTCAAGAAGAAATTCCTTGAGAACACCCCCGCAATCGCAGCGTTGCGTGAAGGAATCCAGCAGACACTCGTCGAGTCATCCCGATGGGTCGCAGGAGAGCAGAAGGTCAAATGGAAACGACGCTGGATTAAGGGACTGGATGGAAGAAAGGTACACGTACGGTCACCACATGCCGCGCTCAACACGTTGCTTCAGTCAGCGGGTGCGCTCATTTGTAAGCTGTGGATTGTCGAGACTGAAGAGTTGCTTCTCAAAGCAGGATTGAAGCACGGTTGGGATGGCGACTTCGCCTACATGGCGTGGGTTCACGATGAAATACAAGTGGCCTGCCGGACCCCAGAGATCGCACAGCAGGTGATTGACATAGCGCAGCAAGCTATGCGTAACGTGGGGGAACACTTTAAGTTCCGTTGCCGTCTGGACACAGAA